ACAAAATGAATAATTTTAATGTGGCTAATTGGTTTGCCGAACGCTCAAAACTCAAGATTCAATCTTTCACTGTTGAAAATATCGACTTTGAATTAATGGCGCTAACAGAGGTTATGATCGAATCTGCCAAGGAATGTGATTCTTACAAAGAAATACTACATTTTGCGGCTGATTCTGGCATTTCATATAGCAGAAAGCGCGTCATTGACGATGAAGATTTAGCTAAAGATATTTCTATGCTATGGGGCAAGGACGAGTTAGATTCTGAGTTAGATCCCTGTATTCGTTTGCGTGTTGGCGATAAAGTTTGTGCAATTAGCGGGTTAACTTCATACATTCAAGAACGCTTGGAAGCAGAGCTTGAAGAAGAAATCAGAGTCGAAGAAGAAAAAGCCGAAGAAGAAAGAAAGAAAAAGTTAAAAGTTGGTGACCACTTAGTTCCAGGTGATACCGATTTAGATAATATGACAGCCGAGCAAATGGCACAAAACCACAAAGACAACGCATAAGGCGGCAATAAATGGAAAATATATTAATTGATAAACGCATAGTTAAAGATAAATTGGGTTGGCCTAGTGCCGAGGCTTTTATTTCCATTTGGTATACAGAAGAAGACTTAAATAAAGTATCGGTTTCAAAAAACGGTATTGATCCTTTTACTTCTAGCTCAAGCTCACATGTAATTAAATACAAAGGTAATTACTGGGGCGATAATCAAATGCAGCGAGCCGGACTAGATTCTCGACCATTAGCATTTTATGAATATTTTCCCGCCGAAGAAGAATTTGAAAAAAACGAAGCAGGCGAATATAAGTTAGACGACAAAATGGAAAAAATCCCAACTGGTGAAGTTATCCCAGAGTACAAAGAGTGGGTAAGTGAATTTACTGTTGACATGGGCCACGTGCAAGCTATCCAAGTTAAAAACGGCTCATTAACTGGTGATGATGAGTGTAAACGCTTAATTGAGGATGACATAAAAAGACGTTTTCCTAAAAGCATTGGCACTTAAAAAATAACCCGCCTTTGTCACATTGGCGGGTTTTTACTAACGGGGTTTAAATGAACAAACAGCAACTAACAGACTTGGTGATAATTCCCACACTAAAAGAAATTCCACATGGTCATACTGATGCGGCGGTCATGGCTAATCAGATGATCATTGCACACGAATCAACAGGCGGCAAATACATAGCGCAAACCAAAGGGCCAGCTTTAGGTATTCATCAAATGGAGCCAAGAACCCACGACGACACATGGAATCATGGTGATTCAATATGGAAGAATGCGGTGCTTTTGGGTATTATTACCAAGTACCAAAGGTTGATGAAGATACACCCCAATGCAGAGCGTTTAATTTACGACTTGAGATACAGCGTATTTATGGCCAGACAAAAGTTATTCATGGCCAAGGGTGCTTTACCCGATAACGCTTATGACATGGCTGTATATCTAAAAAAACATTGGAACGGTGACGGCAAAGCAACACCTGAAAAATATTTGAATGATTTTGCGGGGTGGACATAATGACAGAAGATGAACTTAACGAGCCGACCACAGAATTAAAGCAGCTAATAAAGCTAAATGAAAAAGCAGCAAAAAATAATTTATTACAAGTTGAGATACGAGAAATAGCCAAGGAGCAGCGCAAAATAGCCCAGGATAACGGCGAAAAGCTCGATACTATTTGCGATTACAAGCTAGAGCAAAAAATAGGTGATATGTGGTCGCGGTGGGTGGCATTGGGTGGCGTTGGCATAGCGATAGCAACGTTATACTTTAGTGATAGTCCTTTTGCTCAAGGCGTGCGGTCATGGCTTAATCAGTTGGGTGCTTTATAATGGCTTGGTATAATCCTGTTTCATGGGGCGAAAAGGCAGCGGATAACATACTTGATAAAAAAGACGGTATAGCTGTTAAGTTTGGTGGTTTTTTAAATGACTTGCATTTGTCCGACGCTGAAAAAGCTAATAACAACTTAACGCGCACAGAGTTTGCGTTAAGGCGGCTTTCTTTGTTGGAGCCGTTTAAAATAGTTCAGCGAATAATTGCGGGATGCACGTTGTTCGGTTGGTTATTTGTCCTGATAAACCTAGTGATTGCCATATGGGTTGAGGCAATAACAAAGGTAACAAAAGTTATTGATGGGGTTATTGTTGTTACATCGATAGACGCTAGAACGTACCTATGGGAATTAGCAAAAAGCGATTATGTTTTTTGGCCTGTGATATGCGTATTCACTCTTTATTGCGGTGGTGGCGTATTAAGGTACTTTAGAAAAGATGGCAAGGTCGATTAATGAACGCAGGCGATAGCGTATTTAAATCGGGTAACTATGAAATATTCCCCGATGATTCGCTATTCTCTATTTATCACATTGCCGGGTTAGAAGCTGAATTAATGGTAGGCGACTTTTTAAGTTTAGATGCTGCTATCGATTATCTGCTACACCCGTAAAATATGTTATAATCAATAAAAATTATCGAGATATGAACAAATGACTATCGTTTATACTTTTTTAGATACCAATATAGATCTTATAAACCTTGGCACGCCTTATACCGGTGATATTGATATAATTATATCTGGCACCGGCACGACAGGTATTAACCCTGATTTATTGGGTGACCCGTTTATAAATTCACCCGCATCAATGCTAACTAATCCCGACGATGCCATAAGGAACACATTAACAGCCAACGTCACAAGCTTAGCGTTTTTAGTCGATGCAACATTTAACGGTATCGTTTACTCATATTCAAAAGACGGTATTTTTTATCATGTAAATATGGGGCCAGAAGTATCTTTTTTATGGTCAACGCAATTCGACTGGGAATAATTAAATGCCTAACGTAGTAAATTTTAAAATAAACGGGTTAACAGCCGCGCTAACAAACCAATATGTACGGGTTACCGATACAGCTAGAAATGAGTTGTACTCAGGCAATACATTAACGACAGACATCGCGGGCAACGCCTCGATTAATTTGCTTGGTGCAGGGGCAGTAGGCCAAGATACCTTGATAAATGGGGATAACTTTTTAGACGCGGGGTTGATCAATTACAAGGGGTTTAGAGGAACGGGGGCGATAGAGTCACTATTGTACGACATAGACACCGTTGTTATATTTGGCGCTTCAATTATGGAGCAGTCATTTAGTGGTGCGGGCGAGGCATCTACCGAAGCTTTATTTGCCGCGCAGGGCGCGACTATCACAGTTCATGAGCGAGCGACATCTGGTGACAATACCACCAACATGTTAGCTAAGTTACCCGCGCTTATTTCCGAGTTTTCAGCTAATGCAAGCAAGACGATGTTTGTTATTCATTGGGCTGGTAATGATATATCACAAAGCGGCCCATACCCTGGTGGGGCGTCTACGATAGATAATAACTGCCGTGCTATGTGTCAAGACTTGAAAGATGCAGGCTATAAAATCGCACTGTCAGACACGACCTACAGAATACCACCTGCCAGCAATCCTAGTGCCCCATATAATCAGAATGTAATGAGTTCAGTTATTGCTGATTTTGCCGATATATCACTCTCCCTTTATGATCTTACGTTTAATAATCAGGGTACTTGGTATGAGGTCGATGGAATACATCCTAACGGCGTGGGTGAGGATATGAACAGAAATTATGTCGTTGATACAATCATCCCTAACATAATTACAGGGGCGATACCTGCGCCAATTATGTGGGAAGATGTTGTATTACAGTTTGGCTTACTAAATGTTTATCCTGATGGCAGTAACTCGATGACAATTGACACGACAGAAACGCCGATTAAAAACGTTGATTTGTCCGTTGTAGAAAATGCTTCTATTACGTTGAGCGGCTCAGGCGGTCATAGCGACGAGTTAGGCAGGGGGAATGTATTAGACCCGCTAGACACAAGCATTTCATTAACTAACAATAAAGGGCTACTAAGTTACACATTTAGCTCAGGTGGTACAATATCAGTAGAGTTTACCAACTCACAAATTGAACCACTCGCCACTTATACGGTCGGTGTTACAGCATCAAGGGACACAACCGATACAAACAGAGATTGTGATATTGTTGTCGCAGGTGTAACGCAGGCACTTAACGTAGCCGAATCACCCGCTCCGATAGTTGAGTTTACCGGGGTATTAGGCTCTGACTTAATCGCAACAGGAGTAACGTCAACCGCCTCTGCTACATTTACCTTTGCTTACATCGGTATGATTAGGGTGACTAAGGAGCCATAATGAACCAAGAGATCCCACTAAGCGGTGGCGATAATATAACTAACGTTGTTGACGCTCAGTGGGGTATTGCAGCTGATATAGGTATAGAAGCTAGCGTAACGGAGGTGCTTTCCTCATTCATAGATACATCAGCAATTAAGCTGCCCGCTTCTTGGACTGATAAGCAGTCAGTAAGCACAACTTGGACGGATAAGGTATAATCATGGCACAATCATCAATAGCAGAATGTAACGCGGCACTAGATGCACGTAACGCAAAATTAAACACTGGAACGGTAGAAATTAGAACAGGCGCGGCGGCTGATATTGATAGCGCCCCAACTGGTTCGGTGTTGATTACATTTACACTGCCCGGTACGGCATTTGGCGCAGCTTCAGCAAGAGCGGCAACCATGAGCGCAGTTACAGCGGTAACGGCTTCGGTCGCTAATGCAGGTAGTCAGGTTCATTATGTAGCTAAAGAATCAGGCAGCGCAGTGAGTCGAGTCGGCACAGCGGGGACAAGTGGTACGGATATGATTTTAAACACGTTAACATGGTCAATCGGTGATGATGTATCGATTACCAACTGGACAACCTCACAGCCTAAATAATTAGGCGTATTTTAACCAGTCAAGAACCTTAATAGGAATGACAACATGAGTAAATTAACAGCCGACCAAGAGGCGTTATTCAATGCAATAACGTCCGGCCTAAGAAAAGAAGTCGCAACCCAGTACATTAAGAACGGTTACGAAAACGGAAAGCAAGCGTATCTCACGGCGTGTAAGCGCCTCAAGAGAAAGCCATCTAAAAACCCCGAGACTTCTTCCAGTGAAATCCTAAGTTACCCTAATGTTATAGCTTTTATAGAGTCAACACAGATAGAAGCCGCCCGAGAAGCCCAGATAACGGCCGATTGGGTGTTAAAAGGAATCAAAGAGCTAACTGATGCACTCGTTAAAAGTGATGACCCTAAAGCTGCTTACAAGGGCTATGAGCTAGGCGGTAAATATTTAACTTTATTCTCTGATAAGATTGACCATACTTCTAGCGATGGTTCAATGACCCCTCCTACATTTAACTTTATCCCTGTTGGTCACGATGACTAGTATCGATATTAAATACGTTAAAAACCTTCACCCTATATTTACCAAGCGAAAAAGAATAAAAATAATAGTTGGTGGTCGAGGATCAACAAAGTCAACGGGCGTTGCCGATCTTATATCTGCAAAGCTTACTAATGGTGAGTTGTGGTGTTGTGCCAGGGAGAACCAGAACTCGATTGAAGAATCTGTGCATCGCACGATACTTGATGAGATAAGCCGGTTAGGTATGGGTGGCTTTGAAGACACCAAGACTTCAATCAATCATACAAGCGGTGGGCGTACCTTTTACCGTGGCTTGGCAAGGAATATCACATCACTTAAATCAACCTTATCCGGTGTAGATGGTTTATGGATTGAAGAGGGTGAGGATATATCGGCTAACACCTTGCGAGTGCTAACCGCTTCAGTTCGATTGAACGCCAAAGATTCAGCAAGGTTAATATCTGGTGAAGACGTCAAGATGCCTGAAATAATTATCACCATGAATAGGGGCGCAAGGACGGGAGCCGTTGCTCAAAAATGGTTACTAAGGGCAGAAAAGGAGCTATCACGCTGCGGTTACTATGAAGACGACACCGTTATGATTGTCCAAATGAATTATACAGATATGCCTAAGTCATGGTTTGAGGCTTCAGGGCTGGAGCAGGAACGCTTGGATGATGTTAAGTATTTATCTCAAGCAGCTTATGATCATAAATGGCTAGGGGATTATATGGATGAAGTTAAAAACTCTATTATTAAACCAGAGTGGTTTGATGCTGCCGTAGATGCTCACAAGATAGAAAGGCTCAAAGAAACATTTAAACCGCTTGGCGCTAAGATTGCAGCGCATGACCCTAGTGACTCAGGCTATGATTCCAAAGGTTTTGCTATTCGTCACGGCTCAGTGATATTGACTGTTGATGAAAAGCTAGACGGTGAGATTGATGACGGCTGTGATTGGGCGACTGACTTGGCCAAAGAATGGGGTGCTGATTGGTTTGTTTGGGATGGTGACGGAATGGGTACAGGCTTAAAGCGGCAGGTATCAACCTCACTAGACGGAACGCGAACGCAATACTTTATGTTTAAAGGTTCACTGTCTGGCAAGGGACAAGACAACGCTGATAAAACATATCAAGCACAGTACGGCTCACGTAAATCTAACCCTAAGACATATGCTGAAACATTCAGGAATAACCGCGCTCAATATTACATAGCACTAGCTGACAGGTTTTATAGTACCTATAAGTGTGTCGTTAAAGGTGAGTATATAGCACCAGAGGAAATGATAAGCCTAGACAGTGAGGGAATTAAGAATCTCGAAATGCTTAGGTCTGAATGTTGTCGCATACCAAGAGTTGAGAACGGCAACGGGTTAGAGCAGATTATGAACAAGAAGGAAATGAAGGCGAATGATATTGATTCGCCTAACATGGCTGATTCTTTAATGATGACTCTATTTGTGCCACCAATAAAGAAGAAGCGTAAACCATTAAACTATGGCAAGTCTAGCGTGGTTTAACTATAAATCCTCGTAAAATCTAATTACCCAAAATGGAAACGTTATAGGTGCAATAAGCAGTGTCTTGATGCAGTATTTACCATCTATAACGTCGTACATGTACCACTTAACAGCGAGCAAGAACATTATAAAGTAACTAATCATTATGTATTCAATCACAATCAAACCCTTTTCTTTTTAAATGAAGCATTGCCGCCGGTAGTGTTGCCAAGCATCTTAGGTGCGGATAGCACGCGCTTAGAGTTACCGCCACATTTGCATTTAATACTAGTCACGTTGCTATCAATTAGCCTATCAAACACGATGCCAGATTCTTGACACTTAAAGTTTTTAAATACCCTCATTTAATCTACCCCTTGCGGCTAACCGCTCTCCGTATATTGTTAATCTTTTCGTAAAGCTGCCCTCTTGTTAGTGTTGAGAACTCTTTTAATAATCGGTCGATCTTTCGCTTTATGAAGCTAGCCTCTGCTTTTGATAGTGGCTCACCCTTGTTAATCATGCCTTTGCTTTTCATAACCTACCCTCTAAACCTTTGCACATACACTCCAATTGATTAGCCATCTTGTCGCTGTTACATCTAGCGTTATAGGTGGCGTATCTAATGCCCCAGTATTCGCAAGCTTCCAATACTGCCCAACCTTTGTTGTGAATTATTAGTGTGAATTTATTCATCGTTCGATCTCCGTAAAAACCTTAACCTTCTTTTTAGTTACCTTGTAATCAACTACCTGTGTAGATGTGAACATGGCGTCCGCCTCTGGCCTTCCCATATCCTTCATAACAAAGCTTTTAGTAACCTCTTTAACATCAAACCCTTGCGCTTCGATATAAGCCCTTAGTAGTTTCTCTGTGTTATTCATTTGATTTCTCCATTGTTAAACATGACGACGATCTTGTTTGCTTGCTCGTTAACTAGCCGATAAAAGAATGATTTACGGTTTCTTATATCGACACCCTTTGATATATCGCTTTTAGCGGCGGCAAGTAGCGTATCTTCAAGTAGCTCAAGTATCGCCTCATCATCGTCAAGCAGCGCCTTAGTAACTTTGTATTTAAAGCTATCGCCTTCTAGCCGTTTAACATCGTCTTTTAATTTGCCGTTAATAAAGATGTAATCATCGATCGATTTATTGGCTATTTCTAGCTCGCCTTTTAATCTTGTTATATCCAGCTTTAGCTTAGAGTTAAACACTTAAACCTCCTCGTAAATATCAACATCAATACAGAATGCTAATGCTATTTTATTTATAGCCTCGATTGCTTCTTGCTCGCTTGTTAGTTGCTCGATTATCATATCTGCTTTATTCATGTAAACCTCTTTATATTATTTAACCATTTAGTTGCTTGTCGATACAGTTGAGCGATTCAACTATAAAATCAGCGCACGACTCTTGATCACATTCAGCCATAATTGATTGAGGTAATTCATTATCTATAACGGAAAAAAATGAATGGCCAATATCGTCAACCGTGTACTTATATTCATATCTCATAAACAAACCTCTACTACCATTAACGCTATTAAAATAAATGTAAGCGCACCAAGATAATGCACCCTGTTAAATTCCTTCATCTTCACCCTTAGTATTGTTGTATTTTATACGGGTAAACCGCATTGAGTAGCGCGTTTAACGCTACGTGTTAAGACTATAACAAGTAGGCTATAATAAATCAAACAGCAATCACCCCTAATACTTGAGTATTTATCAATGCCAAAGATGACCGATCCCCAATTAGTGGCCCTACTTTCACAAGCCAAAGAACAAGCCGCGATATATAACGGTGAGTTCATGGAGGAAAACACTAAGTATTTATCAGCTTATCTAGGTGAAAAGGAAGGTGAGTTTGCAGGCATAGAAAATCAATCAAGCGTGGTATCAACTGATATTGCCGATGTAATTGAAGCTGATATGCCATCGTTAATGCGTATCTTTTACGGTTCGGGTGATGTAGTTACATTTCAATCTAATACTGAAAACCCTGCTGAAGTTCAAGAGGCAGAAGAGAAAACCAAGTACGTTAATTGGGTGTTAAGAAACCAGCCAGAATCTTTTATGATGTGGCACTCATGGTTGAAAGATGCCGAGATTCAAAAGAATGGCGTAGTTAAATACTTTGTTGATGAACAAAAGGAAGTTGACGAAGTAAGATTTACAGGCGTTGACTTTGATGAGTTAAGTACCATTGTTGAAAGTTTGAATGATCCGGCTGTTATCAAGTCAGAAATCACAAGCCAAGAAGAGACTTCCGAAGGTGTTTGGGATTTAACATTTAAAGTTACCCGCGAAACTAAAAAGATTTGTGTTCTTAATATACCGCCCGAATCATTCCTTATCTCGCGCAATGCTACAGGCATAGATGATGCTGAATTGGTCGGTGATAGAGTTAGAAAGACTCGCGGTGAGTTGTTGGCGGAAGGCTTTAAGCGTGATTTGATTGATCAACTATCGACCGTTGATGAAGAAGAAAACCGCAACTCAAACATTAAAGCAGTACGCAACCGTGACCAAGGCGGCAATAATCCAGATGGGACAATTAATAATTGGGCCAGTCAATACGTCGAGATAACGGACTTGTACGTCAAGATTGACTTTGATGGTGATGGAATTGCAGAGCGTCGACACGTTATGATATCCGGTAATAAGATTCTAATTAACGAATACTTTAACCACGTTCCTTACGCTTCATTGTCGGCAATATTAATGCCCCATAAAGCTATTGGTCGTAGTCGTGCTGAAATTACATATCCAACACAGTTACAAAAAACTGCCTTAGTACGTGGCATGAATGACAATATTTACATGGTTAATAACCCTCGTAATGTTGTTCATCCTGACGTTGATCTTGATGATATGTTGACGGTACGCACGAACGGTATTATCCGTATGGATGATGAAACAACCGTACTACCACAACAAGCGGTATTTCCTTTACAAATTCCATATATTGGCGACCGTACATTGCAAGTTATACAATACGTTGACCAAGCAAGAGCGCAAACAACCGGCGCGTTACTACCCAACCAAGGCTTAGACGCTGATAAAATATCAAGCGAAACAGCAACACGCTTCAATGGTATCAAAGACTCATCAGATGCAAAGATTGAATTAATAGCGCGTAACTATGCCGAAACTGGTGTGCGTAAATTGTATGAGGGTATTGCATGGTTAGCGTCAAGGTTCCAAGATACGCAAACGGAAATCATGGTATTAGGTAAGCAGTTAACAGTTAACCCTACACAGTGGAAATCTAACCATCACATACAAACCAATGTTGGTTTAGGTGCAGGCAATAACGAAAAATCAGTCGAAAGCTTACAAGGGCTGTATCAAATACAATCACTGTTGAAGTCTCAACAATCGCCACTCGTTGATGATAAAGATATTTATAACACATTAGCCCGTATTACTGACGGCTTAGGATTCCCAAGAACAAACGAATTCTTTAACAACCCAGAAGAACCTGACGAGTTATTGCGCCATGAAAACGAACAGCTAAACGCTAACGGTTTACAGCAACAGCAAATTATTGAGCAGTTAACTGAACAGATTAGGCAGCTACAAGCATTATCAGAGGTCGAGTTGATCAAGGCGCAAGCTAAAGGGCAAGCAGACGATAAGAAAGCCGCTCTTGGTGTTGCTCAGCTAAAAGAGAAAGCGCGAGAGTTTAATATTGATGCAACGCAAACAGCCAACAAGCAACAATCAGATGAAGCTTTAAAGATTACTGAAATGGAATTAAACAATAACACTGACTTACCAGGTGGATTAGATGCGTAGTGAAGCAGATTTAAAAAACCAAGTTCAACGCGCCCATCGTGCAGACGAGCTTTTAAACGACCCAATGATACAAGAGTTTATCATTGGTTTACGTGGTGACTTGCTCAATAAGTTTGAAAGCACGGCGCTTGATGGCGAAGAAGAACGCAAGGCAGCATGGAATCAATCACAAGTATTAAACAGTTTTCTAGATAAGTTTACCAAGACTATCAAGGAAGGTAAAAACGCACGCTTAACATTAGTAGAGCGTGCAAAGATTCAAGTTAACCGTATTATTTAACCGTCAATAACCGGAAGGACTGACAAAATGCAAACACCAGAACAGAATTATCTAGAAAGCCGAAAACAAGCTAGGGGTGCTCAGGATTCACCAAGTGAACAACCTGAAAATACTGAGGCTGTCGATGTGTCGGAAGATGCGCCAGTAGAGGAAGTAATTGAACCAGAGGCAATAGCCAATGACGAAGTTACACCGGAAACTGAAGAACCAGCGGAAGAAGTTACAGCAGCACAAGCGAATGATGAGGAAGCAGACCTTTTTTACCTTGATCTTGATGGTGAGGAAGTAAGCTCAATCCAACTCAAAGAGTGGAAAGCTAACGGACTGATGCAAGCTGATTATACTCGCAAGACGCAAACCCACGCCGAAGACGTTAAAACGTTCAAAGCTGAGAAAGATGATTTTGCCGCAAAGCAATCTGAATTCGACAACAAACTCGCACAACTTAACGCGATGATCGAAGAAGATACGCCAAGCGCTGAAACACTTGCCGACTGGCGAGAGTATGAACCGGAAAAGTATATCGAACACACTGAAAAAATGAGCAACCGTAAGAAGCTATTAGCAGAGTCTAAAGCAGAGTTGCCAGTAAAAGGTGTGGATATGGTAAAAGTAAGCGCTGACTTGTTCGCCTCGCATCCTGAATGGATGGTTGACGGTAAGCAGAGCAAACAATTCACCGAAGATACTAACTTAATGAACACTTACGCAGAATCACGCGGAATTGGGCAGGCTGAAATGGTAGCTTTTGACGCTAGACACTATGAAATTATATTAGATGCGGCGCGTTATAAATCGCAAAACAATAAAAATGTAGCGATTGCAAAAAAAGTACGTATGGCACCGGTAAGTACAAAACCAAGAGCGAAAGCTAATAACAGCGTGCAAGATGAACTTAAAATTGTCCAGAATAGATTTAATAAAACTGGCAACGATAAAGATTTCTTATTGCTACGCAAACTACAACGACAACTTAAGTAAGGTAATTTAATTATGACTACTCCAGCTAACACTACTAGTACGTATGACGCAATTGGTAATCGTGAAGATTTAATCAATAACATTTACAACATCGCGCCAACTTCTACCCCTTTTATTAGCGGTATTTCTCGCGGACCTGCAACAGGCACAAACCATGAGTGGCAAACTCAAGATTTAGCCGCTGCCGATGACACTAACGCACAAATTGAAGGTAATGACGCGACCACAACCGCCTCGACTCCTTCTGTTCGCTTAGGTAATCAGACTCAAATCTCCGACAAAGTCCCTCAAGTAACTCGTACACAGCGACAAGTTGACAGCGCCGGACGTGGTGATGAGATGGATTATCAAATCATGCTTAAGACTAAAGAGCTTAAGCGTGATATGGAGAAAGTCATTCTAGCCAATAAGGCTAAAAATGCTGGCTCAACTGCTGCGCCTCGCGTTTGTGCGGGTGTGGAATCATGGCTAGCAACTAACTTTAATGGCGGTGTTGGCTCTGTTGCCCCTACTGGTGACGGTAGCGATGTAAACACCCCAGGCACTAACCGAGCATTTGACGAAGCAGACCTTAAGACGGTGTTAGCCTCTTGTTTTGATGAGGGTGGCGAGCCAGATACCATTATGGTCGGCTCAACTGTCAAGCAAGCAATGTCAGGCATTGTAAATGGTGGCACATCAGGCGCAGCACAGCGCGTTGTTGATGGTAACGCGGCAACAGTTCATACAGCTATTGACATTTACGTGTCAGACTTTGGCTCGTTAGCTGTTGTTCCTAACCGCTTCCAAGTACAGACTTCAATGTTAGTGCTGCAAATGGATATGTGGTCGCTCGCTACTTTGGCAGACTTCCAAGAAACGCCATTAGCTAAAAATGGTGATTCGGATCGCGTTCAATTGCTTTCTGAATATACGCTTGAAGCACGCAACGAAAAATCAAGCGGTATCATCACCGCCTTAACTTCGTAGTAATAACAGGGGCAAGGATGCCCCATTAACTTAATTAAAAAGGTTCCATCATGGCTAAATATATTGTTGATAAAGGTTTTCGCTCACTAGAAAAAGACGCAGTAATGCGCCGTAAAGGTGACATTGTAGAATTATCGGGCAAGGAATTAGATTTTGCACACGATAACAAATGTGTATCAAAAGTCGCTGAAAAACCAGTAGATTAAATTGCTAATGCGGTGTAAAAGCCGCAACATTTAAGGGTTTAATATGTACGCTAGAGACGAACAGACCGACATAATAGAAAAGTACAGTAAAGATGCGGATGGTAAGATTCAAGTATTCCAAACACAAGACGTCAAGCCGTTTATAGAACATAATAAAGCTTTTGAGTCTTCGACGTCTAGCGGCTTTAAGGGCGATTGGCATAGAATGGCATCAATACCGCCCATTGTAATTGTAATGTGGACGGAAGAATTAAAGGCCAAAGGTGCCGACTGTATCAACCCGATAGACGCAAAAAACAGAAAATTTCTACTAGGCAAGTTAAACGATCCCGCATGGAATAAGTTACGAACTAAACAAGGCGTAATCTAATGGCATTTACTGACTTTGACGAGTTACAAAAAGAAATTATCGACTGGTCACATCGTGGCGATTTAGGCACCAAGATAGCCGACTTTATCACGTTAGCTGAAAACGCCATGTATTCTAATGATCAAGAAGTGCTAACAGTACGCAGCATGGAAACTATTTCCACCGCTGCAACTGGTGGTCAGTATGTAGAATTGCCGCCTAGCTTTGAATCAGCGCGAAGTGTTCGGCTTGTTACCGGTGATAATGGCGGAGAGTTACGATTCCAAGCGCCAGAGCAAATGCACAAAAAAGTATCAACAGGCCGCCCAACATTCTTCACCATCGTAGGTAATGAAATTCAACTTGACCGCGTACCGGATAGTGAATATACATTAGAAATACAATATTACCGCAAGGCCGAGCCATTAAGCGACGACAACCTAACTAATGAAATACTAACTAATCACCCTAGTATCTATCTATTCGGCGCGTTAACCGCCGTGTTTAGCTACTCACAAGATACAGAACAACATTTAAAATATAACGGCATGTTTATCAGTGCCATCAAAGGCGCAAACAAAGCCGACAAAAAGGGGCGTTATGGCCCTGCGCCTGCAATGAGCCTTGACAGTGGGATGATAGTATGACTTTTCAAACGATCCCCGTGCAAGTTGCCGGCCCGTCTTATCAATCACGTTCTAAACCTCTGTCTTCACAGGTCACTCAAAACTGGTATCAACAGTTTGACGAAAAAGGCAAAGACCCCTTTGTATTGTTACCGTTCCCAGGCTTAAAATTATTAGGCAGCGCAACCGGTAAAGATCGCGGCTTTCATCGTATGGCTGAGATACTTTACCAAGTAAAAGGTACGTCACTATATGAGATTGACAAGCTAGGCAATCACACGTTAAGAGGTTCGATACCCGGCACTGGTCGCGCAATAATTGCAGATGATGGCATTAATATGTTTATCGTTGCTGATTTAAAGGTGTGGAAATATACAACCGATACCAACGCAATTACACAAGTAACCGATACAAACATTACCGGTTCAAATTCTGTTGGCTTTATTAACAACCAGTTTTTATACACCAAAGGCGGATTTACCATTGTTGATGGTAACCAGGTCGGGCCTGGATATACTACCGTTTCAAATGTGGGTGACGGAGAATCAGCAAGCGGGTTAAATGTCATCGGGGCAGAATCTAGCCCTGACGCGTTACTTCGTGACTATGTTTATGATGAAACCATTTATCGTTTTGGCGTTAGGACCACCGAGGCGTGGTATAACTCAGGGGTTGGCGCTCCGCCCATAGATAGACTACAGGGCAGGGGCTTTGCTGTTGGTCTTGGTGCGTTATATTCTGTTAGCCAGTCAGACCAAGCATTTTACTGGTTAGGTGATGACTTTGCTATATATCGAGCTAGACCGGGGGGTAGTGAAGAAAGGGTTAGCACTGACGCAATATCACACGAATTACAAAAGTATTCCGATGTTAGTGACGCGGTAGGCAATACATTTACCTTTGAAGGTCAAAACTTTTATATGATCACCTTTCCTAGTGGTGACAAAACATTTGTTATGAATGAAAAGTTAGGTGTCAATGGTTGGTTTGAATTATCAAGCGGTGTTAACAGCCCACTAGAATCATCACGATACCAAGGCCAAACAATCATTAGCGCATACGGTCAGAATATGGTTGCTGATGCTGATAATGGTAATGTATATAAATTAGATTTAGATACTTACACAAACAACGGCGATGCACTGCAAAGGATTCGCGTTACACAGAGCGTCAACGGCGATTTACTAGGCGCAAAGGGTAAGCGCATACAAATGTCCTGCATTAAAATTATAATGGAAACAGGCGTGGGATTGATTGACGGACAAGGTGATAAGCCCCGTATTATTATTGAGTATTCTGATGACGGTGGGAGAACATGGGGTGCCGGTTCATGGCCCGAAGTTGGTCGCTTAGGTGAATTCACGTTACAAGTCGAGTGGTTTAATTTGCAATCTTTTTATGATCGCATATTTAGAATATCGACAACCGACCCCGTTAACTATTCTATTTATTCAGCAACTATTGATTTAAGACTGGCAGGTAAATAATGGCCCAAGTTAATCCGCCCCCGATACTGAAAATACCGCCTAACTTATCAAAGGATAGACAGTCGCGAGACTATTTTAGGCAAGTAGAAACTATTTTATTTCAACTATGGCAGCGTACAGGCGGTGACATTGATTTAATCGAGGCATCATCCAATTTAAGCGCTAGCGGATTTAGTCCACAGGTTCAATTTTTACAACAGCAAGTAAACGGACTGCCTAAATTTACATGTGATACGACAGGTTTTACAGCAGACTCAACCGAATGGACAGCAGATAAGGACACAGTTTAATGACTCAAGAATTAATAAACGTAGGCGGGGCAAATGAAAGGCAAGGCGATACGCCTTTTGTGTTTTGTCCCAAGATAAATAGAAATTTTACAGAATTATACTCTAAAATATCAATAGACCAGCAACAGATGATTTATGTAACCGGTGCGGGTAATGATTTAAACTCAGGACTTAACATAAACGAGCCTATGCTCACGATACCAGCCGCCATCGTAAAGGCCGCATTATTAACCCCGTCCGAATCTAATCAAATTGTAATTACTGGGCCTGATGCTAGTAACTTTACCGATGCCATTAATGGTATCGAGTGGGTACATATTTCATTCCCGAATGCTTCCTATGACGGTATATGTACTATAGCTGATAACACTATTACCAGATTTAGGCGCATGATGCGTTCAACCCCTGGCGGTAGCTGTATCAAAAAAACTACCGGAGCAGGATTCGCAAAGGTTGAAGTTGATCTTTTAATCGTAAGCGACTCCACTCAAAACGGGTTTTTATTAAATTCTGGAGTAGGCTATATTGACGCGGGTGTAATTACTGTTGATGGTGGTATAGCCATTAAAGCTAAAAATGGTAGCAGAATGTCTGCCGATGTTAAAGAGTTGCAGTTATTAAGCGGCGGCACGGGGCTAGGCACGCAGACGGCAGGCGGTGACGCAAACGAATTCATCATAGACATTTTGAACGCTAGGGATGACGGAACCGGCGTACTTATAGAAACCAAAGTAGACGGCGATAAAGTCAACATCAAGGGTGGATCTTTTATTGTAAATACCCTGTATGACTTGGGTGTTAACTCCACTTTGAACGCATTTGTTAACGAGTCTAGTGGTGCGCGCATTGCAGATCCTACGGCTGCAATTCATGTTGTAAAAGCAAACTCTACCTCTAGGTTAACAACGTCAAAGGGGTTTCTTAATCAGCCATTATCAATCCATGATGGACTAGCAGGAACAGAGACAACGCTTGATTTTGGTACTTTTAATGACGGAATATATAACTTAGCTAACGGTGAAATAACGATACTACAAGACATACAGTCGGTTCAGGTCCTAACAGAAACGCATGTAACCAAAACATTAGGCGGCTCTGATTCTGAGTTTTCAGCATGGGTTGAAATAAGCTCTGATGGCGGCTCAATATGGGCACCGTTCCCTGACTCGTTAAGAGTTGAGGTCATATCTAAGGATGGTGGCTCAGTAGTAATCAGCGAATTAACATTAGGCGAGCCGCTTTCTGCTGGTGGTATGTTTCGTATAAGAGCAACTAACACAGGGGCAGCAGCTATCTCAGTTTTACCGCCTACTGACTTAGTCGTGAGTACCGGTACTGCTGATGGGTTTGCTACTAAAGTCACTTTAAGAACTTTACTATAAAAGAGAAAGATAATGACCACTAAACAAATAGTTGATAATTTTGTAAACACCATTGCCGATACGGTGCAATCTGTTTTTACTGCCCCCACGAGTAAGAATGTAATTATCGAGTCATTTACGGCGGCTAATAATTCAGCGGTAAACGCTAGCTATAAAGCATACATAACATCTACAACAGGTGCCGAACGACCGCAACGACCATTCAAGGTGGTCGTATGGGGTGAATTAGATTTAGGTATCGGCATTGTTAATCAAGTTATCCCCGCAGGCGGCAGCTTAAAAGTAGAATCATCGGCAATCAATTCAATATATTTCACAGTCACGGGGCGCGAAGTTGATACTTAAAGAAACAACCAACATTGACGATATAAAAGCAGTGCTTTGTCACCCCGATATATACGATGCAATCACAGATGATCAATGCCCGGCAATAGAATGCTTTGAACCACCTGTAAACGATGAATATTTGTACATAGGCGGTTACGTCAAAGGTGAAATAATAGCCGTAATGGTTTATCATAAATACAAAGACGGTAACAAGTGTCATGTTCAAGTGTTACCGGCACACAGAAAAGAACACGCCAAAAAGTTCGGGCAACAATCCTTGTTATTTCGAGGGACTGTACCGCTTTACGCAGAGATACCAGATTTATATAAAAACGTTTTAGATTTTGCGCTATTGAATGACTTTGAAGTTATCAGCGTAATTGAGAACGACTATATAAAAAACGGTAAAACATATAACGTAAACGTATTGAGGTATAAATAATGGGCTTTGTTCGCGATTTGACAGGCAAAACAGCAGCTAATGCGGCTATCGCTGGTGGAGATATCCAAAGCGCAGCGGCAACAGACGCGGCCGGAAGTGTGGCGCAGGCAGGCGAGCAAGCGGGCGCATTATTTGATCCGTTGGCACAACTTGGTCAGTCAGGCGTTCAGCAAGCGGGATTCTTAACCGACCCAAAGGCACAGTTTGATTTTCTGCAAAACAATCCCTTATTTCAAATGGGGCTCGATAATGCCAACACTCAGACAAACCAATTTGCAGCGGCTCGCGGTAGATTAAGTGCGGGCGATACGCTTCAACAGTTAAATCAAAACGCGTTATTAACTGCCTCGCCATTGATTCAGCAACAAAAACAGTCTATCGGTGACTTACTGAGCATAGGGCAGGGCGCAATAGGTAATCAGGCTAATATTCTACAAAACACAGCGTCCAACCAAGGCAACTTATTAACAGGTGCGGCGGCGGCTCAAGCGGCGGGCATTGTTGGTGCGGCTAATGCTCGCGGAGCAGGCGCTAGCAACTTATTTGGCGCTGCACTCAGTCTTGGTGGTGCGGCCCTTGCTTCACCGGCCGGTACATTTGGTGGTGCTGTACCCCCGCCACCGGGGCCAGGCATTGGGGGAGCTCCTGTAGCATCAGACCCCAAGCTAAAAGCAAACATAGTTAAAGTTGGCACTGAAAACGGCCACAACACCTATACATGGGATTGGAACGATAAAGCAAATGGCATTGGCTTGTTTGGTAGCAGTACCGGAGTAATGGCTGATGAAGTCAAAGCCAAAAAACCTGAAGCAGTGACCATGAATAACGGTTACATGCAGGTTGATTACAGCATGATAGGAGTAAAGCGCTAATGGCTATAGATCCTAGAATCGCACTAGCAGCAAGAGCTCCCGATTTTGCGCCAGGTGTTACAAGCGCAATTAACATTTTTGAAACTGTTAGAAATAACGCACAAGCTCGCGAGTTAAACCAAGCGCAAGGTGAACGGGCGGCGGCTTTAGCTCCTTTTCAGTTACAGGCAGCACAGCAAGGTGTTGCGTCTAATAAGTTTGATATGGACGTGGCAACAGAAAGCAGAGTATTAAAAAGCATAAATGATTTTGCTGTTGGTAACGCTTCATTAATTCAGGACGCACAAGCCACAGGAGATCCCACAAGGTTAAGAGCCTCACTAGTTCAGCGTAGGGCGCAATTAATCAATCAGGGCTTACCAACCGAAACGACAGACGACTCTTTGGCGCTTATTGATGCTGGTAATATGGGGCAGGTCATTAGCGGACTAGGTGATGCTGTTAACTTATTTAATCAAGGCCAAGGAAAGTCTGTGGGTACTGCTTCACAGCGGGACTTTCAAACATTCCAAGACTTAAACCTAAAAGCACAGCAAACCGGAGATCCTGCCGATGTATTGGCGGCGAAACAATTCGGCATACAGTCAGGATTTGGCAGACCTACCGCAGCACAAGCTCAAGAGCAAGCGATTTCAAAAGCTCAAGAGCTAGCTGATATATCGGTTGAAACATCAAGAAGGATTGAGACTGAAAAATCTGAATTGAGCTCAGTGTCAGCAGCTAAAAAGCTAGCAGTTACCAAGTCAGGCGTTGCGTTTGACAAGCTAGCCAATATTGATGTGGCAATGGGTAACTTTGATGATGCTATCAAGGCTATTGATGAAGGGGCCCAAACAGGCACCATCATATCTAAGCTGCCTAGCTTTAGGAAATCATCAATTGAATTAGATAATATCCAAAAATCACTAGGCTTAGATGTTGTTAGCAATACAACTTTTGGCGCACTATCTGAGAGCGAGCTAGCATTCGCTCTATCAAAGGCGCTACCCAAAAACTTAAAACCAGAAGATTTAAAAGTCTGGCTGCAATCTAAAAAGGCCGTCCAACAAAAGCTACGTGATCATATTAGTGAGGCTGCTCAATTCCTAGGTACTGGAGAAAATACAATACCTGACTGGATAGAGTTACAAAAAGCTAAGTCAGTAATCCAAAAGCAACAGGCAGTAACCCCGCAGGATGAGCCCGCCACTGATAATCAAGCCGTTACAGGTCAGTTTTCAGAAGGGCAGACAGCAACGGGGCCATCGGGTGAGAGGGCGGTATTTACTAACGGTCAATGGGTGGTACAATGATGGCTATCAACTTACCGCAAGGGTTCACTCTTGATCAAGCAGTACAGCCTGTGCTGCCTCAAGGTTTTACTTTAGACAATCAACAAGGGGATAAAAATGATACCAATATTGGGAGCGTTAATGCTGCTTTACGTCCTGTTCCTTCTACCGGACAGCCTATAGAAAGCAATGAAACATCTATAGGTCAAGACTTACTTGGTGGGGCAGAGGTTGCCGGAACAATATTAAGTGGGGCAATAGCTGAACCGATCGCGGGACTGTCTGGCATTGTGGCTTCTATATTCGGAGATACCGAAGTGGGTGCAGATACCGTTAAGCTAGTTAAAGACGCGCTAACATTTAAGCCAATGACAGAGGCGGGGAAGTCGCAGTTAAAATCTGTAGGTGAGTTTATAGCCCCAGCTGGCGAGGCAATTAAGACCACCGAATCATTCCTAGGAAACTCCGTGTTAAGCGCCACAGGAAGCCCCGCTTTAGCCGCCATAGCTCATTCATTGCCAACGGCAGCTTTAGAGGCTTTAGGTGTTAAGGGTTTGAGAGGTGCAAAATTAAAGGGCGCTAAATTATCGCCAAAAGTGGCAGAGGCGATACAGCAAGCCGCCCCAGACTTACAAACGATAAAGAAAGCAACAACACAAGCGTATAAAGATCTAGATAACTTAGGTATAAAAATAAAGCCCGAAGTGTTTGATCGCTTTGCTGACGGTTTACAGGCAAAGCTATCAAAGGAAGGGTTAAAAATCAACGGCCCATCAGAGCAGTTATTCCCTAAATCATCATCAGCATTAAAAACAATCATTGCTGAAAAAGGACTACCCAAGACAGCTAGCGAATTAGAGACATTAAGAAAGGTTGCCAGTGGCGCAGCAAAAAGCATCGATCCACCAGATGCTAGACTAGGCTCTATTATTGTAGATCAAATTGATAGCGCCCTTGATAACCTATCAAACCAGATAGGCGGAAAATTCAAAGAGGCTAGAGGATTAGCTCAAAGGGGTTTCAAGTCTCAAGCAATACAAGACATGATAGAAAACGCAAGCCATACAGCTAGTGGCATGGAAAACGGTTTAAGGATCGAGGCGAGAAAACTATTAAAAAACAAGAAAAAACGCAGAGGCTTTACTAGTGATGAATTGGCGGCACTAAAGAAAATAGAGCAAGGGACAACTGCATCTAATACAGCTAAATTTCTTGGCAAGTTTGGCATATCAGAAGGGCAGGCGACTAGCATGCTTGGTGTTTCAATTGGTGCCGGTGGTGGTGGTGCTTTGGGTTCAATGTTTGGGCCTATTGGCGCGGCGGCTGGGGCAATCACAGTACCCTTACTTGGTCAGATAGCCAAGAATACAGCGCAAAGGCTAACGCTAAATAGCACTAAATATGCCGATGATTTAGCCAGGTCTGGTAAGAACGCAAAAGCAGTTACGAGGACTTACTTAAAACACACGCCTGTATCAAAAAGAAGTGTCAGCGATTTAACTGACCTGTTGCTAGACCAAAATTTAAAGCTGAGTGATATAAAGTCACTACCTACCTCCGCGACAGGGACAGCAAAGCTTGTCGCAGACGCTAAGTTTTTTGCAGAAGAAATAAAACGCAGAGCGCAACAAGGCGCGTCTGTCGGATTAATAACAACGCCAACTATACCGGCAGAGGATAAATAACCATGGCATTTTCACCAATAAGTTTTATAGCTTCAAACTATCGCGATTATAAAAATAACTGGCTTAAAGCATACGAGCCCGGCACGACCACCCCTAAAACTGGTGGCATGGCTACGGACTCAACGCTAACCACATTCATAGCGAAAGCTGAATTAAATATAGACGGGTTTATTATATCTGCGGGTGGCGCTTTGATTACGCCTTATATTGATGGGGCGTATGATTTATGGTTGTTTCCCAATAAAGGGGCGGCAGATTCAAATGATACAGCCGAGGCGTTAAGACTGGCTAACGATATAACCGGCGGATTAAATAGCGAGGGGCTTAGTGATGAGTTAATCAGCGATCAATCTCAAACATTCGACTTTGATAATGTAGAGGATATGTCAACAAGCGACATAGCCTTAACGTTAAATAAAGAGCTAAAAACAAAAGGCAGAAACGAGCCTGGCGATAGGGGCGGCGCTAACTATTTAGTCGTGGCAGATGGGACTCACACTAATGGTGTTGATGGGCATCACGAAGGCTACGACTATTTTCAAATGACGGGGTTTCAAATATCACTGGATCATAACGGGGTTGTATACCCTGAGCAATTTGGTTGGGTTGGCGATTGGAATGGCTCAACCGGATTTGATAACACGCTAGTTATAAATAATATGATTAGTTACTGCGCACCTTATGAATTTGATACCGATGTTGTAACAACAAGGGGGAATTTAGGTAATATTCGCGCTTCAATATTTGGTGGCTTAGGTATAGCTATGGTTACCGATAGTGTACTCATAAACCCTTTTGTTAAGTGGCAAGGTCTAAAAAAAGGCGCATTCTTCGGCGGGAATGGTAATGGCGGAACGCTGATTGTTGGTGATTTTGACAGTGAAGCTAAATATGTGGCAGACACGGCGCCTATGCTTGTTGGCGGCAGTAGGCCATTAGGTGCTACTTATACGCGCATTGATTTTGATGGAGGAAACCTTATAGGCTGCATGGGTTGGAATATAGACAGCGTAAGTTTTGCCGCTGCTACTGGTCGAATAATCAAAGGCGCATTTAATAGGCAAGCCGCACAGCAATCAGTATTAACAAATTGTGGTCTAGGCGCTAATGGTGGCGGCACTTGTTACGAAGGAATAAAAAACTCTGTCTGTTGGGGTGGTTCAGTTTCCGATAATCATATAATCGGTGCGGCTTATGCGATACGCAACGAAAATGACGTGACAACTGATGATCAGCACAACAACTATTGCACTATTTCAGGTGCCAAGCCTAGTAACGTTAATTACACTTATATAGCATGGCCTAATGCCGACCTACAAGACAAAACCGCATGTGTAATAAATAAATTCTCAGACCCTCACCTTAAAAATAACACTTATGAAAAAGGGCAGATAGGTGTTGCGGGGGTGTCTAGTAACGCCTTGCGTTGTACGGATGGATTCTTTGAGGGTATAACTGAGTATATTTATGCGGGTCATACCGTTCCCATTGATTCCTCACCTAAATGGTTAATAGGCGGGATAGCTGATCTTGTATATTTAAGGGGGGGATCTAGTGCTACAGCCAAAATAAACCTACAGGCCGCTAGTTATTTTAGCGTTTCCAACTGGGGGTTTATTGAATCAGCAACACGCGGTTTATACATAACAGGCACACAGGAAACGTATGACATTCCTTTTACATCAAGGGTTAGTTTTACTGATTTGGCTTTTAATGGCGTTGCAAATATATATATAGATGAGTTTATCGGCGATGACGCAAAATCTGGATTTAATTCGTCAAACCCTGTCCTGACGATACAAGAGGCGCTAGTTAGGTGTCAGAAAGGGGTAAAGAACATAATACACTTACCAGACGGGCAGACGATAGCGACAAAGTACACTATTTTTGACGGTAACGTCACATCCGAAGTAATCACCGGTATGGAGATAGAAATAAACGGGGCTGCAACAATAGTGGTAGGCGAAAGCGCAGGGCAAACGCATTGCCTGCCCATGATGGATTCAGATATTACCTTGGTCGGTGTTGCCATCGATTTATCAGGCGCGGGATCTGGTGACCAAGCTAGTTTCTTAAGGTCAAGGGGTAGTGTTACTTACTCATTGAACGCAGGTTCTGTTGTTGGTACGGCAGGTAGCTTGTTTGGCACTCAGTTCGGAACGGCGGGACATGCAACCATTACAATTAACAGCTTTACGCTTGGTTCAGGTGTTGTCTTTGCAAGCAATGGCAACGAGGCCAAGTCGTTTTCATGGATAGAATCAAGCCGAAACACTACATCGGGTGGCGCCGTAGTTGGGCCTGGCAGTGACGGCAAAGTGTTTTCAAGACTATTTCCGTAAATAAAAACAGGCGTTTACTTTTCAGTAAGCGCCTGTTAGTTTTTATTTTCCGATTGCCTCGCGCTCTTTGTCTGAAAGTATTTGGTGTGACCCTGCGCTTTCAGTAACAACGGATATTAACAGCCATACACAACCCGCCATCCCCACTAAAGCTATCAAAGCTAATATAACTATCATGTTATTTGTTTTTCTACTTCCTTGCATTTTCTATCCCTCGTTTAGTTTAATTATTTAACCCGATATATTCGCCGCTGATAATATCAAATACATGTTGATCACAGCACGCAATACCACAAATACCGCCCTTTGATTTGATGTCATAAAGGCGGTCAAGTTGCTCAACACTCGCGCCGTTATTCTTGGACTCGAACGCGTTAACGTCCTTAAATTCAATCATCACAATTATACCGTCTTGATTATATCCGGTAGTATCACCCCACCCTTTATGAGCTAAATTCATCCAACCACCACGGACCTTTACTTTACCCGCTTGTGTTCGCGTCAATTCAACACCGAGTGCTAGGGCCATTTCCATGCCTTCACGTTGAATTATATTCTCGTTTTTTTTACGCTGCTTATCTGAAAATGTCATAATCTTAATAACCCTTTGCTAAATAATTTACCCTGCGTTTCTTCAAGGGCGCGTAATTTCTCAAGCTCTAAATCATAAAAGTAATCAGTCTTGACTCTACCATCTATAACGTCATGGCATGAGTTACAAGCGTAAACAGCGAAGTGGTCGCTGCACTTCATACCCATGCCGCGATTATGGCCTATATGAGCTAGTACGGTCGTTTCATTGTTGCCGTTACATACTTCCAAGCGTAACGAGCATTCCTCACCCTTTGCCGACTTTCTAATTTTACTCACTATTAACCTCTCTAAATCTGGTATGTTAAGGACTGGTAACTCTTTTGTTTCGTTAAATGCTTTATTCATAACGACTACAACCCATTATCATTATAAAGTTTTTGCCCTTCATACCATCTATCAGAAACCTCTGAGCCAAGGTTTTTTAATTCCGATACGTGATAGCGCATGTATATTTTAATAGATTCTTTATCGTGGTCACTCATACTCACCTCTACTTAATTAAAATCGTTTCCATCATTTCTAGCAAAACACAATTAGCATAGGTAAATGTCAATGCCAGTAATGCGGTTGATGCTATTTCTAGTTTATCGGTTAATGTAAATTTCATCCTCATCACCTCATTTATTCTTAGCGACACGCCGCCAGATTTCGCCGTTAATGACTATATCTGGCGGCATTTGTTTATTTTGCTATTACAGCCTTTTCAGACATAGGGCGCCAAACACAGTTTCCTCTATGCTTAATTTGACCGCCTCGCCTTGATACATTCCAGCACTTTAGTATGCTGTTCATTAGAGCTACTTTGTTGAGTTTTGATACTTTCATCTTGTTGTTTAGCATTATTGTTCTTATCTGCATTTCTATGCCGTCAGAGGAAACGTCGGCGCCAGTAAGTATTCTACTCATGTATGTAGCGGCATCTTGCTCATCTAACTCAGAAAAAACCATAAACAAGAACAGCGTCTCAACCTTTGGTATTAATACACCCTTAGTTGGAGCGATCTCCTTCATCATAGAAAAAGACGAGTCAATTAACTCCTTTCTTTCTTGATATACCCTCAGTACGTCAGAGGTGGTCATTCTATTCCCCCCGCCAGTACCACCAAAGCCAGATTTTTTGTATTTTTCAAACATCGTTAATGCTCCACTCATGGTATGCGAAGCGCAAAACGCAACACCAGCCTGTATAGCGAGGGCATCACCGCCCGTTCTGCCTTTCCCGGAGTCAATTGTGTGTTTGGTTGACGACTTAACACCTTTAATAACTAGGAACTCGCAAGCCATCCCAGACTTAGCTACTGCTGTTAATCTGTGCTGGCCGTCAATCAATATACCATTTTCATCAAGCCTTATTGCGTCACCGTTAAACTCCCAGCTACCGCTATTCATGTCACGCAGGTATACCGCTACGCGTTCCTTTGATATTTTTCTGTTGTCTATATTGATAGTGCTTAGTATACTGTCTGCTTGTGCAGGTGAAAACGAACGTATTGAAACTTCTATGTCGTGACTGTTAAAGTAATGTGAATTCATGTTATTATCCTGTTGTTAATTATTATTTAATTGCCTCGCTGATACGGGGCTTTTTTTTGCTTGTTTTGTTACTTAATGCCTTTAGCTATAAGCTGACGCACCGCCAAACTAAAATTCCCCTCACAATATAGGTCTGCATATTCCTGTATTGCCTTAGTCATGTTCTTGAACTCGATTAACTTCTTCATGCTCGCTCTCTATATCTAAAAGATACACGTAGTATATACATAATATATACATAGTCAAGTTTATTTATTCTGCCTATCAATCAACTCTTGATATTCTGAATCGCGAGGTTTGAAAAGTGTGATACCTTTTATTGATGCCCACTCTTCATGTTTTCGTAGTGCGTCGAACCTTTCGCCCTTGGTTGCCTTTCGTTGATCACCCGACTTTGCCCAGCTTAATCTAACGCCATTTTCATCTACCCCTAAATGCTGGCGTGTAAATAGCTCGTGGGCATCTTCTGAATTAAAAGGGCGGCTACCGTACCACTGACCGTCTTTATTAATCATTAGCGGCATTTTAACACCATTGCCCGCCATAAACTTGGCTGTTGTTGCCATCCATCCACGCCACAACCTAGCCATGCCCCATTTACCGACTCCGGCAGGCTGTGAGCTAACGATTATTAGTTTATGCTCGTTAATTTCACCCTGCAACTCTTCCATGAATTGCTGTAGGTTATGTGGGCTTACCTGGTAGTCTTTCATTAAAACTCATTCATCCAACTGTCAGTAATGTTATCTTTCAATAATCGCGCCGCCGCTATGTCATCAATTTTGGTTTTGACTGTGTGAACTCTAACGGCTGCTTCCTCTTCGTTCTCGACAACTATAACCCTATTGCGCGCTTTTTCTATGCAGTCCACACAACAGCCGTTTCTCCTTCGCAGTTCGATAGGCTTGTAAACTGTATCGCGAGTACAAAAGAAGTCACGGGCTTGATTATCAACATTCTTTTCTTTCCCGTTAAATCGCCAGATATTTTTATTGAGCCAGTTCGTTAACCGTTCCAAGTTGTAATAATTTATGCGGCTACGAGTAAACGCCGGCCTAATTGTATCTTCATTCTGCAAAAATCCCCGCAGCGTCAGTACGTTTAGATTGTTATCTTTGGCAAATTGTCGAGTAGTTACTGTACCCGCGTTTAGTTCCTTATTCATTTCACTACTTATATTATTCATGTATACTTTCCTTTCTAGTTGCTTACTAGTGTTTGGGTTGTAGCCGTTAGTCTTTATTGACTAGCGGCTTTTTACCTTCTTCTATCGACTCTTCAATTGATTCAGTCGATGCTTGTTCGTGATAACCGCTTTTAGAGTTAACTACCCCGCATTCTTTACACTCTCTAAATTGGGTTAATTGCCCGTAACACATTTTAGGCAATCCGAATCTTGTCCAATCATGCCAACCTAATCTACATCGTAATCTCATAATTACCTCTATTAGTTATTTAAAGCGTGAATTAATATAATCTGCCGCTTGTTTTTTTGCCTCGTCTTGAGTTTCTACAGGATCACGACTTGTATTATTAAAGCCAATGTCGAAATCTTCATTAACAGGACTGACCCAGTACCACCCGGTTACTCCGTGAAATTTTCCACTTATATAGCCCGTCCATGCAAATGTCACCTTCCCGTCATGAAAGATGCTACCTTGTGGTCCCGCGCATACCGCAGCTAACCCGGTAGGTTTCGGGTTGTTTTTCCATCTTTTTTTCATAATTACCTCTATTAGTTATTTAAAAGTTCAGGATTTTCGTGAATGTTACCGATAACAACCCAGCTTATACCCATGTACGTCGATATAATTAAATCTCCAATCTTAAAAGAAGCCCCTTTATATTCAACAGTTTTGTTTGTCACTTCATCACCGCTGTGTAGCTGCCTTGTTTCTTTAACAATATCCCCTTCATAAATATCCACACCGTTTTTATCTTGTAGTCCTGTGAATTGCATTAACCTTAAGTGCGCGGAGCTTGTTGGTTGGTTTATCCATTGATACCCTTTTTCAACTGCTTTCCCGTCATTAACACTAACACCATCTAGCATGATGCTTCTTTTGGAATCCCACGCTCTAAACTTAATTACTCTATTCATAATTACCTCTATTAGTTATTCGCCGCGTGCTTTTTCAAGTAATTTGATCAAGTCATCAGTATTATCAATAATCCAATCAATAGCGTAATGCATTTGACCATCACGGAGTTGTGATATTCTCTCTATGTACTTATACATATCAGCGTTAACCTCTTGCATCTTTAAAATATCATCAATCACATGCTCGTTATTTTCGTCAAAGTTAGCTATTTCTTTATTATCTTTACGTAACCACCAGCAGTGATGGCCTCTTGTTTTTGTATACATAATTACCTCTATTAGTTAAATTAGTGCGCCATGCTCATTGGGTGCGCTGCATTGCAAGCGTTGAGACTCTGACGACTTCAGGGTAGCTAGCCCCTTCTTTAGTTGTTGACACTCGAAAAGGGTCATTTACGTATAGGCCAAGGGTTCTCTGGTGTAGTTGTTATTCTAACGTCACATTCATCGTTTTGTATTTCACGCCAGTTTGGTAGCTCTTTAAATTCGATATTCTTTTTTCTGCATTTTTGCAATGTATAACCCCTGCTAGCCATAAACCACAAAAGCCAGTCAATAGCATAAACGTGACCATCGCGCCAGCTTGGTTGGCTTTCTGCGCCCTCGCTATCTTGGTACAAGTGATGCAGTGATTTAAAGAAGTCTTTTTGATCATGAAAGTCGCGCAAGAATTCTGGCAGATAATCACCACTTGTTAAAAACTCATTCATATTTTCTACTCTTTCATTATCCATAGTTCATTCTCACTTATTTAGTTGTTGATACCCGAAAAGGGTGGTTAAATATTTGCTCTCAATGCCTCCACAAGTTCTTTGGCATCCCTCAATACTTCATGGGGTATGCTGTCGAATGGCGATGAGTGGTTATCGTAATTATCATGAATATGCGAGTAATCAGACCCAACGACGAGTGCTTTTGTTTCTTTTTGCCATTCATAATCATTACTGGTTGGTGAATTGGCTTTAAAGCTATCGTATGTACAACCACAATTAAACGGAAGTGACTTTGCTTTTTCAACATCATTAAATAACGGATGATTTTCGAAGATATTGGCGTAAACATTGTATTGCCACTTATCCATTGCTAACCATGCTTTCACTACGACAGTAAAGCTTTTACTTGCCGCGATTCTAAATTGTATTACAGCGCTGAATTCTTTTATTTGATTATTCATCATTTCATTTCCCATTAGTTGGTTGCCTTTCGATGAGGTAATACTAATTCATAAGTTATGAGAAAGCAACTA